TGTAGAAGACGGGAGTTCTTTTAATAATTGTTTATAGTTCTTCATGTTTATCCATCAATTAAATAAGGTTACTCTTATTTAGGTGTTTTAATCTTCTACCCAGTTAAGAATTGCATCTGCCTGAGAGATAACACCCGATCCAACTACCACAATACTAACGCTATCTCCTGCAGGAATAGTAATCCTATATGAATCTAAGTCGATCATTTGAGCAGAACCTGGAGATACCAAAGTCTGGAAAAGTGGTTCTGAATTCGGTGCGATTGATGTTTCTTCTCTAGAAATAGCAGCAGCTGCCCATGTTTTGTTTCTATAAACCCACTCATAGGTATTAGCAGTAGGAAGATTTTTATACACAATAAACTTAACTGGTGTCGATGCAGCGGATGTTGCGCCAGCAGAAAGAGACTTGAGCACTAATTCTTTAGTGTTGATTTTATTATTTAAGACTAGTCTATTCTCCACAGAAAGTAAATGATACTGTGTACCACCAGAATTCAAACCACTACTTCTTGTAGCTGCCGCAGAATCAGGGAAGGTAGTAGCTGTTAGAACACCCTCAATCGCACCCATGATAGATGCTCCTTTGACCACAATATTAGTTCCTGTTCCACCGAGTGATGCAGCAACATAACCTATCTTGAGAGATGGATTTGCGATGTGAGGAACTGTGTGTCTATTGCTGTAGTGAATATGATGGAAGAAAATCATATCTCCATTGTTAGGATTTTCTACAGCAAAACGAATTTCACCAGCACCTAGCCAGCGGAAGTTAATCTGATATACATTTAATTTGGTTTTATCAAGTGTTACCCCTGATGGACCAGTGCCGTCTAATTTATCTTCTGTGAAGTCTTCTTGATATGTCCAGTACTCAGTGTGTGCCACACCTTGCTGAACAAGTGTAAGAGTAGAATCAAAGTTTACGCCAGTATCAGTAACACTAAATGTTCCACCCATTGGACCAACAGAGGTGCTAAGGAAAATAACTTCATCTTCTACTGCATTCACTAGCCAACCAGCACCAAAATTAAATGCACCAATTTCTTGAGCATTGTGTGCAACAGTTCCTGAAGTAACTGGAACATTATAAGCAGTTCCATTTAGTGTTATAGTAACTGTTGTATTGATGTTTGCAGCAGTATTAACAGTTAAACGATAGATGGTTGCCTTACCACCATCTTGTCTCATCACACCAAACTGAGTTCCATCAAATCCAATTTGTATAGCATTTTCTTGTGTGAAGAAACCTGCACGCTGTGTATAACCAGCAACGCCTGCAGTAAATGCTGCAGTAAATCTGGCAACAGCACCCTGTCCTGGACGATACCTCACCGATCTCTTAGAACGAATAACACCATAACCATACTGCGATGTTCCCGTTGAACATTCCATTAGTGGACCATCGGAATCAACAGCACCACTAAATGCAGTATAGGTTTGAAACTTGTTTGGATCTAATCCATAAATTGCTTCAAGTTGAATGATTGGTGTAACAGGAACTGCTAATGGTTCGCCGAAAGCAGATGTTGCACTGGCACCAGCAGGTTTTGTTTCTATCTCACCAGCAACATAAATCGGATTTGTTGTAGAATTAAGAGTTGTGTTTCGGCTGACTGGAATCGGATTCCCTTCATCATTCTTAATCTCTTGATTGTTCGTAAACAAATATGTCATATGATTCTCCATCCAGCACGATATATCATTTGTACTCCACCGTTATCCATTTGTAAAATAAAACCACCTGGATCGTTATCCACATTTCCAACTACAGTGATTGGGTTTGTTGATGCGTTTCCTGATTCGTCTTTGATAATAATCTTATGTCCAGAATTTGGGCTAGTTTCTAAAGTAATTGTCACTGGACCATTATAGTTAACACCGATATAGTAATCTGTTGACAAAGCTGTATACGTTGGACCATCCACCAAAGTAGTGTTATATACTACATCATGAGGATTTACTTCATCAAACTCAAATTTTCTAGTAGAATCATTATACTTTAAATAACGTCCATCAGCAATAGTTTCTCGAGCAACATCGTCAAGGTAGCGAAGGTTTACTTCACCAGAACCTGGACCAGCATTATCAATTTTGCCTATCCATTGTTCTAAGAATTTAATCTTTTTATTAATTACCGCAAAATCATTCTCAGAATTTGTTGGCTCAGAAACCTTTGGTGTTCTTAGCCACTTATCTAATTCTGGTAAATCTGATATAGCTGATGATTGTTGCTCTGGTGGAACTTCGCCAATAGGTGTTTCAATTGGAGCAACTTCTATTAACACTTCCTCTGTTACAGGCGCAACAGATTCTACCAATTCTGGATTTTGTTCAATAATTTCTTCGCGTTTTGCTTTTAGTGATGCCAATTCAGCAAACAAAGAACCTAGATCTGTTTTAACAGATTCTTTAACTTGCTCTTCGATTTTTTTGGACTGTTTATATTTGGGATCTTGAGATTTCACTTCAGACAACTGAGAAAACAATTCCCCAAGATCACCCTTGATGTGTTCTTTAATCTCTTTTGCAGCAATGGCTTTAGGATCTGTTTTCTTACCCTCTGCCATCACCTTAAAAAAATCATTTAAATCATTCATATCGCAGACGCCAACACCTTTGCTGCTGAAATGATATATCGACAAGCGATTTCATCTGATGCTAGTTCTTGTTGCGCTCTAATATCAGCAATTTCTTGTAGTAAATATTGATATTCATCTGCGGATAAATCACCACGTTCGTAGTTGTCACGAATAACTAAAATCTCATTCGCAAGATTAGAAGATGGTCCACCCATTCCTGCGTGGTTTCTTAAGTCGTCCATAATGCTCATTATCTTCCCCTCCATGCATCTTCTACTACTTTAATGCGTGTCTTTTGTAGATTTAAAATAGACTCACAAAACTTTTCGTTCTTAGAGCTATTGGCTTTTAGTAATGCAGATTCCAACTGATCAATTGCAGGTGCTTGTGGATCACCACGAACTGCACTATAAACTTTTAGATGGTGGACTCTATCAATCAAATCACTCCATTGTTTGTCTGAACAATTGATCTTATTAATCTTAATATTAATCGCTATGATATGATCAAACATGACTGGATCATGTGGCTTTGGAAGTATTAATGAACACCCAGATAAAAATAAAGCGCATACTAATAGCAGGTGTTTCACTTCATAGCCTTTCTGAGATCATTATATAAAGCATCTTTATGATTCGGTTCCATCATAGATGGAAGATTAGAGTGGAATTCTTTTTTCTTACCAGCAGCAGCCAATTCACGCATCTTAGTACCAGAAACTCCAGTCACACCTTCTGAATCTGGGTCACGTTCACCAGCAGAGTGCAGAGTGATTGATTTAAAGTTATAGTAACCGTGTTTACCTTCTTTACCATTGTACGCTTTTAATAGTTTCTCATACTCAGGTAAACGATCTGATCCAGCAACAATATGTAGATGCTCAACACCCTGTGCGTGTAAATCTGCTGCATGGTGCATAATAGTGGGTTTCTCTTTTGACGCACCTTCTATGTTAGTTCCAGGAAACGCATTTCTTGCATGAGTCACTTTAGTGTCAACATCAAGTGGGTTTTTCTTTGGGTCTTGACTATGCGACAAAACTAACTTGTGAACTGCATTATGCTGCGCAGCAACCTCATGGATCTTATTAACAACCTGCTCATGTCCAGCAGTTGGAGGATTCATACGACCATATGCAAACACACCATGTTGACCTTCTGGTGCAGGTTTTCCACGTGCCTTTAGTAAATTCTGACGAGCAAACTCTGCACGATTAACTAACTTAGTTGGCTCTGTTGATCCATTGTGTGTATGATTATACACAAAACCTTCTGGCTTAGAAGCAACACCATTAATAGCATGAGCATAAGAACCTTCATTAGATTCTAATGTTTTAACCAATTCGTTCTTGGCGTTTGCAAGATGTCCATGCATCTTTAAGAGATTGGTGTAGGACTTTTCGTTTTTCTTGATGTGATCTAAATGACCCTTTAATTCATCAAGTTTAGTGTTCTGAGATTTCTCAGTTTTTAATTTGCTTACAATCTTTTGGTATTTGTCAGCGATATGTTTCTGCAAACCACCAGCAGTTGGTGTCTCGCCAGTACGAACAGTCTGGTTAATGTATGTTCCAAGATGTCCAGCTTCACCAGAATGTTGTGGGTGAATTGCCTTATACATCTTATCACCATCACGCTCGTGAATCTCTTTGGCTTTAGAAAGTTCAGATAGAACTCTCTTTTGAGATTGCTCACCGTAATGAGCACCACTTGAGTCGTATGATGCAGTGTGGTGAAATATATCTGGGTGGTGACCAAAATCGCTTTCATTAACATCACCAGAAGCATGCATGTTGTTTAGCGTTGTACCAGTATACTTTGTATGAGTAACAACACCAATCTTAGCTTTCTTAATAGCATCTGCTTTATCACCCTTTGCGGTATAGGTGATTGTGTTTGGTGTGAAGGAAGCAGAACCGTCTTTGTTTTTCTTAACGTCTGGTTTTGTGAACATCACATCACCTTGATAAACACCCTCTTTAGGTGCAATCTTTGGTAGGTGTTCCAAACCAGCTTTTAATTTTTCAACAAGACCAGGAGCATGTCCATGATTTTTTTCTATGTCTTCTGGTGTATAGTTTAATTTTGGATTTTTGTTGAAAGCAGATTTCGATGCTACGAAGAATTTACCATTTTCTGGATGATGTCCATAAACGATAGATGGAGAACCATCATACTTCATTGTCAGTTTGTTGGATGTTAACCCTTGCTTAGTGTGATAATGTGCGCCGTGCAATGCATCATAAGCATGTTTAAATCCATCAGCACCATGAAACAGTGGACGATCTTCAGCATGAGTAATATGCTTTAATTTAGCACCTTCTTCTTCACCAGCTGCTTCAACAATAAAGTCTAAAAAATTAAACATATTATTTTAATCCAAATGTGCCAACTAAACTCTTGTGTGGTCCAGAAGAACTTTTAATAGCGAATGTTGCCAAGCGAACTGGCTTTCCTGTTTCAGAATGCGTACCCTTAATCACAGCAGTAGTTCCTTGGTGGATAACAGAAAGGTTCTTAACTTTTGCCATTGCTTCATCAGCAATACCATGAGATGGTTTAATATCAGCAACAGAAGAACCATCATTCTTAACTTTACTATGAGCGACTGTATGTGGAATATGAGTTGGAGCAGAAACGTGTTGGCGAATGACCTCACGGAGATCTTCATCAGATTTAGTATTTAATCCTTCTGCGAATTTTTTAGCAACATGTTGCTTGGCAACAAGAGCAGATGATTCTGCTGCAGCTGCTCTTGTTTGAGCCTTTTGTAAAAATTCTTCTTGCTGTTTTGGTTTCATTGAGTCATGAGATTCAATAAACTTACCAAGATGCTCATGCATAATTTTATTCTTCTTGCTTAATGATTTACCAGAAGCAACTAGACTCTGCATCTTAGCATGCTCTGATCTAATTTTATCAATACCCATTTTGTCAATTTTGTATTGAATGTTTCGCTGATCAGCTGAACCTGTATAACCAAGTTCATCCATGTGTTTTTGATGAGTGTCTGTCAGATGTTTTAGACTACCCCTTTCTAAACCAGCAGACTTTTCCATAGAGTCAAGACCTGGATTGCGATAGTTTGGTTCGTTAGAACCATACTTAGCAGATATGCCATGGAAGCCAACTTTCTGCCCATTCTTATCGTGTAGTGTAAGAATTAAGTCAGCGTTAGAGTTAACGTCTTTGACACCAGTAGTTTTCTCGTGGTCACCTGCAACTCCAGGTTTGTCTGCGTTAGATGTCCAGTGAACATTACCAATATGAACACCATTACCTGTGTGTCCTGTTTGCTCTAAATGTTTCTTTAGAGCATCCGCTGTGTTCTTAGCATGAGTATCAATCTCATTATAGGCATCTTCACCGACTTTCTTTCTTAGG